GATAACTCGATCCCGCTGGAAAAGCGCAAGCAGCCTAAGTCCAAGCCCCGCAAAAACTATAACTGGGAGGCACTATGAGCAGGAAGAGTGAAATTGTGGAACTCAAGGGAAGGATTAAAAAACTAGAAGCCCAGGCTAAGTATCTAAACGCCCCCTACGCCATCTGGAATGAAATAGAGGAATGTTGGATGTTCTTCCCGGTGCCGCCGTTAAAGAAGAAAAAGATAGGGACTGTATTTTATGGTGACGGTTACACGCTGCTTGAGGAGAAAGCGATATGACCAATTACGAATCATTCCCCATCCAATCAGAATTCCGTGATGACCTACTTACTAAATTAAACGAACTAGCCCAAAAAGGCGGTAAAGCCGCGCTGGAAGGGGTAGAAGTCGAAGTCGAGCTAATTAACGAAGGAGAAGATTGTGAGTAAAAAAGTGAAAATCCAGATAACTAGCTGGTTAAACGGTTCGGTACTGTTCGAATATGAATCCGTAGACAATACGATAGCCAAAACTCTGGAGAAGGCGGTTAGTAAAGATGCCGACCTACGCTATGCCAACCTAAGCTATGCCAACCTAAGCTCTGCCAACCTAAGCTATGCCGACCTACGCTATGCCAACCTACGCTATGCCAACCTAAGCTATGCCAACCTACGCTATGCCGACCTACGCTATGCCAACCTAAGCTCTGCCAACCTAAGCTATGCCGACCTACGCTATGCCGACCTACGCTATGCCAACCTAAGCTATGCCAACCTACGCTATGCCAACCTAAGCTCTGCCAACCTAAGCTCTGCCAACCTAAGCTATGCCAACCTACGCTCTGCCAACCTACGCTCTGCCCTAACGCTTATGGGGTGTGCGCTGCGGGGATGCAAGCTCAAAAACCTACCGCCGCAGTTCATCAACATCTGCTCCCGCGATATGCTGTTTATCTTCAACCATCTCAAGAAGGAATTGCCGGGGCTCAGGAAAGCTTTAGTCGAAGGCCGGGTCGACGGTTCGCAGTACGAAGGCGAATGCGCCTGCCTTATCGGGACGCTGGCTAATTTAGACGGCGGATTAACCGAAGTCTGCTCAGCCATCCCCTATTACGAGAAGGACGCAGCCAACCCCGGCGAGACCTGGTTCCTGGCTATCTCGGAAGGTGATACGCCCAAGAATAATGAATTCTCCAAACATGCAGTCATGCTGATAGACACGATTCTCAAACCGAAGAAGGTTAAGAAAACCCCTAAGAGTAATCAGGAGGAGCAATAAGATGAGATTTAAAGACGAAGATGGCCGGGAATACGAGTTGATAAAGATAAAACGTGAGATTGTATCTCCAGAAATATCCTACATCGACCACGAAGTTTACGCCCTACATCCAATCATAGAGCCGAAGAAATGGGAGGTAGGCATGATAACTTTTATGGCGTCTAACCCTAATATAGGAATTGACTTAGGCGGCAGCGACTATCCCAAAACTATTTCCGACGACCAAGCCGAGCTGATAAAAGAAGCGGTTGAGGAGTTGATGGATAATATCCTTTCACCCGAACAGATCGCCCATAACTGCGACGCTATGTTTAAAGCCCGTAAGGCAATGGCAAAAGCAGTCAAGCTCCAGAAGGAGGAATCATGAAGTTTACAGACGTGAACGGCAAAGAATATGAAATGATTGGTGCAGACGGAAGTGGAGTAGTTAAAATCCGCCCAATCCAAAAGAAGCAGTGGGAGGTAGCAGGGCTTGATACAACAATCGCCCTAGCAGTAGACTCCGCCACCCTAGAACAGATGAAGGCTATTAAAGACTGCGTTACTGCTCTAATGGAACATTTAACCAAAGATGCTAATAAATGGCCGTATGGCTCAGAGTTCAATTCAGAGTTTTTAGGCAGAATAGACAAAGCCAGAGAGCTTTTAGAGGCAGATAATGGAGAAGATACAAAATGAGTGATTTAAGCGAATTGATTAAACGATTTGAGCGGGATTATGACCAATACCTAGCCGAGTGTGATGTATATGATGGAGCCAGCTTTACCAGCCACAGAATAGAATTTGAAGCCAAGTTCAACGCCATCATAGCCGAACAGACAAAGAAAGCTTTTAGAGATGGTCAATTGGACTGTCAGAAAGCTGGCGACCCCACCAACCATGTTCACTTCAAAGAAGCCGTAGCCGAACAGAATCGGTTAGTTTTAATAGACCTCAAAGAAAACCATTCGGGGAATGACGACTACGGCCAGCCTGTTGTAACTGTCCAGGAAATCGACAATGTTCTCCGTGCCCTTAAATTAAATAATGGAGGCGGTGATGAGTGAATTTTGCATAAGCTGTCTTTGCTGTCTAGCACTACCATTGAGCGATTATTGCGAGAACTGCATTAAGATGCCCGGCCACTCAGAACCCCAAACCTTAGAGGAGAGTGAAGTAAAATGAGCAATTACTACTGCCGATACTACAAACGCTGGACGACTAATAATAACGGCCTGTGCGGAATGTGTGGCGGCCGTATTTACGCCCCTAATAAGTTGGAGGAGTCAAAATGACCTCCAAAGACTCTATGAACTGGATAGAAGATTTAGACTGGCTTGATAAGAATCTCGGACATTGGATTCACATGTATACGTCTGGCCTGTCGACGGCAAGAATCAAGCAGGAGGCAGGACGCGCCATCAAAGAACACTTTAAAATAGCCGAAGTTAAGGGGCGCATTGATGAAGTAAAGCGAGCTTTTCCCGATAAGGCTAAGTCTCGTCAGTATTTCCCGGAAGAATGGTGGCCGCTGTTTGATAAATATATTGAAACACGCACAGCCGAATTAGAATCACAGTTAAAGGAGCTGAGCGATGAGTAAATGGTTGTGTGAAAACTGCCATAAAGAGGTTCGGGTGGTAGGTGGCGATGAGGGAACTAACCATTGGCACTGCGACAGTTGCGGAACAGCTGTAAATGCTTATCAAAGCCCCGCCCCACAGCCTAATAACAAAAAACAAACTAGCGATAAGTGGATGGCTGAGCTACACCCAACTGAAAAAATATTAGACCCTGACGGATGGGATAGGCGGAACTTCACGTACAGCTTTTACGAAGAAGAAATTACCGAGCAAGAGTTTAACCATCGTTTTATGATGTCAACGATTTCATTCCAATCCTTTAAGGTAGAGCTTAATAACATACCAAGCGGCGGCAACTTTAATCGCAAAGCCGATGATATCCCAATAGCACAGCCTAATAATAGAAGAAGAGACATGAAAAAGGCTATCGTGACAACCATCTCTCAATATGAGGTTAAGATACTATCAGCTAAGGACTGGTCAAGATGCATGAACGGCTAGCCATATATAAAAAGCTCTATGGCATTAAATGAAAGGAAAGAATATGAAGATACAGATTTCAAGGCATCACGGCAAAAGCTTTAGGGTTGACCAGTTGAAGAAACTTCTAAAGCTTAATGCGGCCTAATCAAGCTGGGTGCCAGCTAAAGTGTCTTGGGATGGAGGAGGAAGCGGAAGCTCCAAGTCCACCGGTGAGCAGCCCAGTAACGAGTGCATCTGCGATAAACGCCCTAGTGTCTAGGCCAGGTGCACTCACCAGTGCTGAGCTGTTTAGGAGTAAGGAGATACCGGTTCAAGACGAGAGTCGCCGTTGGCCTGAAACAAACAGCTTGGCACCGGGCGCATCGGCACCGTGGTTTTAAAGCCACATCAGCGGGTGCGTTCAACCTTGAGCCTACGGGTCTTTAAGACCTGTTTTGAGCTGTCAGGTAGGCTCAAGAAGGTGGCGGGGAAACGTAAGCAAGTATCTTTTGGTGAAAGCTTGGCGGTAGAGAATCACCGCACCCGCCACACCAGATTAATTAAAGGAGGATGTATGAAAATACGAAGATTCAAAAGTGTAAGGTTCGAGGGCGATTGGGAATACAATTTTATCGGTAAGAAATGGAACCTGCGTATCGGCCGAAGCCAAGTAGCTCTGTGGCACAATAACGAACGCCTCATAGGATGGACAAGATAATGGAACCGCAGGGATTCACCGCCAACCCACTTCATATAATGGATGACGAGGAGCTGATTAGCAGATTTAAACTGGTTGACCTTGAATCGCCAGAATTCAAAGAATATCGTCAAGAGCTTCTGTATCGGCTTAGAAAAGCTAATCTCGACAACTGGACACCACCAGCCCGCTTAGCCCCTAAATCTAATTAAGAAAGAGAAGATATGCAAATATGCCCAGTATGCGGAAAACTATTTGGAAATGATGGAACAAGACCGCATCCGAATCACTAAGAAATAAGCCCATAGGAAGGATAGATGATGGAATACCCACAAATTGTAAAAGTATATTGTTCTTGGCATAAAGTTTGGCTGAACCCAGGCGAAAGTTGTAAGTGGTGTATAGGAATAACTACTCTATGCTGAATAAGCCCATCGGTTGGCCGGTAGTTTCTGCTTGGAGCTTGCTTGCGGAAGTCGGCCATCCAATGTGCTGATCCAAAGAAAGGAGTATATTAAAACCATGAACCCGCTTCAACAACCAATCATACATAAATCACCACATGAAGCCCTGCTCTTCTTAAAAGCGATAAACAGCGGCAAGATTAAGATTCAATCTCCTCCAGCAGCGCCGGACACTCCTTCATAATCCTCTCCAATAACCGGTCTACCCTCTTAGGTCCGTGTTCATGGAGCTCGCCGAATACTATTGGTTCGTCGCAAAGGAAGCATCTCATGAGTCCATTATAAACCAACGGGCAATAACATATAAAGCAATAATCTTCTTGATTTTTCAAGTTCTGTCTGTTAGCATAAGCATTAGTAATACTCAACCTCTCTTAGAAGGCTCGTCTTAATCACAGCAAGCGCGAACCTCGTTCTTATACCTTGAAGTAAAGGTATTACTTAGAAACGCCTCTAAAAAGGGCTTTCTAAGGGCGGTGGAGTTTTAAATAAATGGGAAACATATCTCGCAGACCTAAGAAATACCGGACGTATCTATTAGAGTCGGCCCAACACAACCAATCCATCATTGATAAATACGGTATGCCGCCCAACGCCAAACCGCCTGAGCTGCCAGAAGATGTCATAGAGCGCGTTATAACCAAGATGACCCCGAAACTTTGGAACAGGAGCTTAAAGTGAAATATTCTAAAAAGGTCTTATTAGCCAAAAAGATGCTCACTCGCAGAGAGTTACGCAGTGGAACACCAATCTTCCAGTCGGCGGCCTGGGAAGCCCGCAAACAGGCCATAAGACTGAGAGTTCTATCGCGCGAAGAAAAGAGCCGAGCATGATCCAAATACTTGCTGAAATTAAAAAAGCTTCAATGCGTAAGAGCGCTTCCGGCGACAGCGTCTATCAGCTCATCTTAGAGTGCGAGGACGACCAAATAATGGACTTAGGCAAGCTCCTGGCACAAACATTGGTAGTAGTAACGATTACTCAGGAGGGCGAAGATGAATGAAGAGGTTAGGCGGGCTCTGTTACGAGCCATTAATTGTCGGGTGCCAGCTAAAAAGATTATCCAGTGGATTGACGAGTATTACGAAATGCATAAGGAAGATGATGGACTTTAGCTCACTTTATACAGAGAAATCCTACGCCCTGGATATTACAGGCCACAAGGCCAAAGGCCGCACAATCGAAGAAAAGGCCGATGATCTAGATAAATATATCAACCAGGAGGTCAAAGCCACCCAGTCAGTCGTAGTCAGAGCCTACCCCGACAAGCTGAAGATGACCGTCAAACAATACCGCACCCTTGCAAAACAAGAATCAATGCTGCACCAGGAGTGGGAAGGCCAAGAGTATTATCTTTACCGAACTAAATATAACATCATGGAGATTGAAATTGTCTAAACAATTCATTCAAATCCAGGTCAAGGAAAGCCAAACAATCAGAATTATCTATCCCAACAACTATTTAATTCGTATAGGCGCAAAAAATGGCTAAACCGAAAGGGAGACCAACAATATACACAGAGGAGTTAGCTGCTAAGATTTGTTCTGAAATATCATCTGGTAAATCTTTAGTTAAAGTCCTCAAACAAGAGGGGATGCCAGGCATGACCCAGGTTTATGTTTGGTTAGCAAAGTATGAAGATTTTGCGAAGAACTACGCGCGCGCATGTGATGAGCGAGTCGAGACATTGGTAGAAAAAGGCTTTGACATTGTAGATGATGGCACAAACGACTATGTAGAAGATAACTACGATAAAGGTAAAACGCCAGGTTATCAGTTAAATGGAGAGAATATCCAGCGCTCCAAACTGAGAGCAGATTATATCAAGTGGTACGTATCTCGGATGAAGCCCAAGAAATATGGGGACAAAATAGATATGACTACGAATGGGAAAGATTTACCAACTCCAATATTGAGGCTGGAGGATGTTAACAAAGACCAAGCCTCACTTTAATACCGGCAGAAGCCCCTGGAATAAAGGTAAAAAGGGCGTTCAAATCGAGGTTAGCCATTTTTGTTGAGACAACGGCGACCAAAAGGATTAAGGAGCTGCACAAGCGCGTCCGTCTTGTAGCTGGGGGAACAAGTGCCTCTAAGACCATATCAATCCTGCTTTATCTTATCGCCCGCGCCCAGACAGACAGACGCCCTACCCTGACTAGCGTAGTCAGCGAATCCTATCCACACCTAAAACGAGGAGCAATCAGGGACTTTTTAAACATCATGCAGACCCACAGGTATTTCAACGACGGCAGATGGAATAAAACGGATGCTACCTATACCTTTGAAACCGGCAGCCGGATTGAGTTTTTCTCTGCTGACCAACCAAGCAAAGTCCGAGGCCCTCGCCGCGATAGATTATTCGCCAATGAGGTTAACAATATGCCCAAAGAAGCCTGGGAACAGCTACTTATCCGTACCCGTGAGTTAGCCTTCGCTGACTGGAACCCCACCAGTGACTTTTATATGTATGAGGATTATGGACTGGAAGATGAATCCACAGCATCAACCACACACCCTGACACAGAATTTATCATCTTAACTTATAAAGACAACGAAAGCCTAGAAGAGGCGATTGTTAGGGAGATTGAAAGCCGCCGCTTAAATAAAAGCTGGTGGCGGGTTTACGGCGAGGGCCGACGCGGTGAAGTCGAGGGTAAGATTTATCGGGGCTGGCAGATTATTGATGACGTACCGCACGAAGCCAGGATAGTCAGCCGAGGCCTGGACTTCGGTTATGCACACGATCCAGCGGTCTTGGTCGATGTTTACTACTATAACGGCGGTTATATCTGCGATGAGCAATTCTATCGGACCGGCATGAAGAATAACGATATCGCTAATTACATAAACAACTTGCCAGAACCCCAAACACTAGTCACAGCCGACGCTGCCGAGCCAAAGAGTATTGATGAGCTTAGGATGCACGGCGTAGGGGTAATTGAATCAATCAAAGGTCAGGGCTCACGACACAGGCGGATTGACTACGTCCAGCAACAGAGGATCAGCCTGACTAAATCTAGCACCAACCTTATCAAGAGTTACCGCAACTATATGTGGAAAACCGACAAGGACGGAAAAATCCTAAACGAACCCGACCACTTCTGGTCTGACGGCATGGACGCGCTTGGTTACGGGATTGAGAGCCAGCGCCCCAAGATTCAGAAACCCCAAAAGAAATCCGGTAACCTAACCAGCTTATGGCACAACTAAAGGAGAATCATGAAACCGAAGAACGGCGTCCATAAAACCACCCAACTACTTGATGATTTAGGCTCTACTGTAGCGGTTGAGCGCACGTACCACACTGACGGTATCTTGTCCCGGCCGATTAGACATTACTACGAAATCAATTATAAAGTCTCCTCGCCGACCGAAGAACATGCTGCTTATCTGAGGTTCTCTGACGACATCCACGCCGATAAGTCTAAGTTAGACCCAGCCTGGCGGATTGAACACAGCAAAAAGGGCGATGAGCGCGGTTATTACATCTGCGTGGCTTCATATACGGTGTTGGAATACTAAATGAGTGAAGAAGAGATATTGGCCGGCGCACTAGACGATATCATTGCAAGTATTACATCATCGGATAATCTCATAAAAGCCCTCAGAGAGTTTATAATATAAGGGAGCAACCCGGATTGCCGGGGCTACTGATTCTGCGTTTCTCCTGGTACCGGGTTTTGCGCAGTTGACGTGGCTTCTCGTAACCCGCTTTAGTTCCCTGAGGTCGCAAGACTGAAGCAGACTGAGGCGGGTTGCGTCATTTAAGGGTTATTTTCTCTAAAAAGCTGTTATAATTATAACCAAAGCATAAGCCACCCAACTAAGTACGGAACTTTTGCCAGAAAGACCGTACTTTTTCATTGGCATTCTCTTATTTAACACCGCAAAACATTTATCGGCACTACGAAAGTGCCAAACAATACACGCTTGAGCTCACCCAGCCCTTCTGGGAGTTTGAGCGGATTGCTAGGAACCGCCCGCATGACGGTATCGACCCGGCATATCCTAAGACCACTGACGGTACGGCCGCCTCAATCGTCCAAAAGACCCCAAAGCGGGTAGTCCAGCAACTGCCGACCGGCAAGATCAAGAGCGACCAGGGCAACGAGTGGCTCGACATAGTCGCCCAGTTTATCTTTACCAATAAAATCCTTCCTTACGCCAATGAGGACTATGGGCTGTTTGAGAAATCCCACCTGATGATCGAGGGCGGCCTAACTTACGGCTTCTCAGCTTCCTACACACCGTTTTTAAACCATGACGGGTACTTTTGTCCCGATATGACCATCCCCTACTGGGGAGATATTTTTATTCAAAAAGGCAAGAAGAGCGGTTATTCCTGCTCTTATGTATTTCTTAGAAGTTGGTGGCAAAAAGCTGATTTAGAGGCTCTAATTGATTCCGAAACCAAACTGTCTAAGGATAAGGATTATGAGTCAACCTGGGACCTAGACGCCCTTAAAGACGTGCTTAAGGCCGAATCAGCCAAAGACCCCCAAGCCACCACGCCGCATGAGCGAGAGCGCTCGGCCGAAACGACTGGGATTGAGCTGGTAACAGGCTTCCAAAAAGGCGTTAAATCCAAGTTCTACACCTTCAATGTCGCTACGCGCAAGATTGTGCGAACCAAGATAAATAAAGACCCTAGAGGCAAGTTACCGATTGATTGGCTTTATGGCGATATAGACGGGGCCAACCCTCTTGGACGGGGGATTATCGAGCTTATCGGTGGCCTGCAGAACCTGATTGACTCTCAGCAGCAGATGTTTGAGTTCAACCGGGCGTTAGCACTGGCTCCTCCCGTAATTAAATATGGCAATATCGGTGACTTCTCATATTCACCTAATGCAGTTATAGAGGCTACCAACCCCGCCACGGATAAGGTCGAGCCACTGGTCATCGATACGACCGCGATCGCTAACTACCCGCAACTTTATCAGCTTCACCAATCACAGATGTTTAATCTGGTAGCCCCCCAAAGTACTCAAATCGCCGCGGGAGAAGGAGCTATTACCCAAAGCAAAACCTCGGCCGGGGTCAACCAGCAAAACGCGGCCCTTTCCGTAGATGATAACGCTATTCGCAAGCGCTTTGAGTCCTGGTTCAGGAACTGGGCGGAAACCGCTGTCAACTTGTATTTCGGCGAACGTACCGGCAAGGAAGAACTACAGCTGGATAAGGAAACTGCCCAGCGGCTCCGTGAACTGCCTGATTTTGACCAATCCCTGCTTTCCCCAGACAACAAGATACTAATTGATTACGACAGCGCCACGCCAGTCCTAAACTTCCACGTTGACCCCAACACTACCTCAGTAGCCGATAAGGCTCAGCAGGTCCAAGACGCCGTCCAGATACTCGATATCGTCATGAAATACCCAATGCTAAACGCCAGCTTCGGCGGTCCGATTGACGTTGATGTTCTGGCCCGAAGATTAGTTGTTAACTCCGGCATTGACGATCCGGAACAGGTTGCGCCCGAACCTACTGAAGCCCAGAAGAAATCCAAAGAACTGCAAAAACAACAGGTCAATCCGTTCTCACCAATGTTTGACAAACCATCTATTAGGATCGACTACGGAGACGTTGAAGATCCTCAGAGCCGGGCCAAATTACTTGAGTTGGCTGGCGCACCTCCTGCCGCTCCGTTGGCCCCAATGTCACCGCGCGTAGCCGAAAGCGCGGCTAAGGGCGTGGCAGCGATCGAACCCGAAGAAGCCGGCCAATCATCCCAACCAACCGAAGCCCCGATTGATCTGGGCGATATCTACAAGGGTACAACCGACCCAATGGTTAAGGCCGAAATCGAAGGTATGGCCGGACTCCATCCCCGCCCAGCTCATGTCGCCGGTGAAGTTGTATCAAATACAACTGAACACGCGGCCAACGTCCTGAACAACTTAGGCCAAGCCAACCAGGTGCTTAATCCTCCGCAACCACCGGCCCCAGAACCAGTTGAGGGCCAGCCAGCCCCTCCCCCGGCACCCCCAGCTCCACCGCGGCACAATCCCATAGATGAAAAGATGCGCGAAGTCTTAAAACGACTTGGCTTGTCTGATAACGCCATTGAACAAGCGATTGCCCAGCTGGATTCCGGCGCGTCACCGCAGCAAGTTCTACAAGGACTAGGAGTTAACCAATGAATGACAACATTTATCCGCTAAGCGGCCAGCCCTTTGCCCTGCGGCCGCCCCAAAAACAGATAGAAGAGCGCAAAGAAGAGATCGCCAAGACCCTAGACCAGCTTCCGCTAATTAAAGAGGTTATTAGTCGGCTTGACACCAAATTAGCCGCCACCGACTCAGTCAAAAAAGCCCTGGAAGTATCCGATAAGTATCAAATCAGCCGGGAAAATGCCCTGATTGTGCTGGATATCGTCAACCAACAGCTAGCTACGGAGAGGAGTTTTCTTCAGACCAAAGTTGAACAAGTCTCCCAGAGATAGGTTGCTTGCTGGGCATCCAAAATAGGTGCCTGGCAAGGAGTCCAGCTCACAGATTCCCGCCCCTCCAGCGCATGGAAGTAACTAATTAAGGAGACGCTATGGCTAAAGTAGCCGACGCTGTAAAAGAGGACGAACAGGTCGCCCCCGCTGAATCAGCACCAGTGAACACAAAAGTAAATGAACCTGTTGATGGCGATAATTCGCAAGTATCTGAGGATAAGGACATCATGGAAGCCACGCTCGACGAGCTGGAAGAAGATGCTCCTGAAACAGAAGGCGAAGCCGAGGAAGAAGCACCAGCCGAAACCGAAGCCGCCGTAGAAACGACTCAGCCGCAAGGTGAAACAAAACCCCAAGAACCTACACAAACAGAGGAAAAACTAGCCCCTAAAAGCGAAAATCGGTTCCAGATTCTTGCTAACAAGAATAAAGACCTTGAGCAAAAGCTATCCGATCCGTCCTTTTTGCAACAGCAACTGGAACGCTTAAAACTGCAGGAATCTCAGCTCGCATCTGAACAGGAGCTATTAAACGAAGTTAATCCCGAAACCGGCGAGTATTACACCCCGCAAGAGGTGGAACGGCTCGCCTTCGCCCAGTCACGGGAACAAAGAGCCCAAGTTGTCGCTCTGGAACGCTACCAACTCGAAGTTCAACAGAACCAAGAGCTAATAGCTAACGAAGCCACCAAAGCTATCGAGGACTTCGCTATCTTCAACGACAAAAGCCCAGAGTTCAAACCCGAACTCGCTGCCCAGCTCAATGACTTGATAGATAAAAGCCTTATCCGCGAAGAAGGAACTGGGACAATCATCGGGGCACACCTTTCACCCTACCAATTAGCAAAAACCATCGCTGACGCTACTCAAGTGAACGCCGCCAAAATGCAAGCCGAAGCCCAAAAAGCAAATGCAAAGATGCTGGCAAACGCTGACGTCCCGGCTGGCGCAAGCAACGCCTCTAAAGCGAAAGTCGACCCAGATTTGGCCGCTTTCGATGAAGAGGCGGGACTGTAGCTTCAGTCTAACGAAAGGAAGATACAAACATGGCTGTTAACTTAGCCTCAAAGTTTGCAAAAAAGACTTCTGATCTGATGGTGTTGTCCGCAAAGACCAGTGGCATAGTCAACCAGAACTGGGATTGGGACGGTGTAAACGCGATTAACGTGTACACCCTGTCTGATCCTACAATCAACGACTACGTCGCTAACGGTGCAAACCGCTACGGCAACCCCTCAGAAGTCCAAGACACCAAACAAACCTTCACCCTGTCGCGTGACCGATCTTTCTCAGTCACTATCGACAACCTAAACCTTCAGGACACCATGATGGTCCGCCAGCCCGGTAAATACCTGGCCCAGGTCATCAAAAACAAAATGGTCCCTGAAATCGACACCTACCGCATAGGTGTTTTGTTCGCCGCCGGCGCTACTAACGGCTCTCGCGACGACATCGTAGCCGATGCTGCTACAACTTCAAGCAACGCTTGGAGCAACTTCACGGCTATCAACGCCGACATATCCGACCACGAAGCTCCTGAGAGCGGTCGCGTCGCTTTGATGACCGCCCAGTACTACAACTTCCTGCTTCTTTCAGGCTTCGTCCTGGCTTCCAACGCTGGTCAAAGCAAGAACGAGAGCGGCGATTTGGGTACTGTTGACGGCGTAAAAGTCGTAGTAGTCCCTTCTGGCCGTATGCCCAGCAACAACGACCTGATAATCACTCACCCGAGTGTCCTGGTCGCCCCCGAGAAACTTCGTGACTATACCATTCACAAGAATCCTCCTGGCATCAACGGTTACCAGATCGACTACCGACATCGCTATGACGCTTTTGTGGACACCAACCGCTTGAACGCGACTGGCTTCCACATGACCGCTTAGTTCTGAACTAACAAATTTTAAGGAGTAATAATGGCAAATCTAACTTGGCAAGAAAAGCTTGAAAAGGGTTTACCCCTAAACGAGCTGGAACGAGTCAAAGAGGCCGCTGAACGTATCACACTGCGCCGCATCCGCGATGCAGAAGAAGACGCTAAGCGTGCCGCCGAGCGTGCTGGCGCATCCGTCAATTCGCTTGAACCAAAAGAAACATCGCCAAAAGACTCAAAGAAAGGTAACTAGTTGGAAGGAAACATAACACGCCAACGTAGATACGCCCTCAAGAAAAGGGCCGAAGTGCTAGAAGCACTCGGAAATCAATGCGTTGTTTGTGGGATAACCGACCCCCGTGTTCTGCAAATAGATCACGTTAATGGCGGAGGTACCCAAGAACATCGAAAGATTAAATCAAGAACCATCTTTTTAAGAAAAGTTCTCGATGACCAAGAAGGACTCTACCAACTGTTATGCGCAAATTGTAATTGGATCAAAAGATTTGAGAACAATGAAAACCCGACCAGGAAACTTTAAAGAAAGGTAAACAACATATGGCTAATGCAGATGTTAACCTCAGTGGCTTCGGCTACAACCAGGTTACCGCAGTAACCGGCAACAAAACGCTGGCCGCAACTGACTGTGGAGTTGTCCAAAACGTGACTGCTACCTGTACTGTAACCCTTCCTGCCACCGCTGTCGGCGATGTACACATCGTCCGCGTCGGTGCAGAAGGCATCACCGTAACTGTAGCTCCTAACGCCGTAGACAACATTCGCGGCAACGGCTTTACCGCTGCTGACAACAAAGCCGCTATCGCTACCTCCCTGCCCGCCGGCTCATTCATCAAGCTCGTCGCTGATGGTGCTGCTGGCTGGACGGTTGACAGCGTCCGCGGAGTTTGGACTCGCCAAGCTTAACAACTAATTAGGGGTGGTTTAATCCACGATTAGCTTAATCGTTGAGGCTAACGGAATAAAAACCGCCCCCTCCAAGGAAATCAAATGACAAGAGTATATACACCACAAAACATCACAACGGCCACCACTACCACCGTTAAGAGCGGTGCCGGGATACTCGGAAAAATCGTGGTCAACGCTACGGCTGCCGGCTCTATCACGGTCTATGACAGCCTGACCGCTTCGGGAACCAAGATCGCCACCATGAAAGCATCTATCGGAGAGGGTTCTTACTCATTCGATGCCGCTTTCGCCACTGGGCTAACTGTCGTAACAGCCGCCGCTTCGGACATAACTGTCTGCTACAACTAGGAGTCATTTAATGGCATACATTGAACCTCCTATCAAGATAAAGCCCTCTCATAGAGGCAAGTTTACCGCTTGGGCTAAAGCCCACGGTTTTTCAAGCGTCCAAGCCGCCGCTTCGGCAGTTTTAGCTAACAAATCGGCTTATTCGCCAGAAGTGGTCAAGATGGCTAATTTCGCTAGAAACTTCGGAGGCAAGTAATGGCACTAAAGATCAAAGATTTAGTCAGAGGCACCACCCGTGCTATCAACCTGACATTCACAGCCGAGGACGGCACTCCGCACGATCTGACCGGCGGGACCGTGTTCTTCGTAGCCACATCTGACGCTAATCCCTCCAGTGACAGTGATGCGGCCATCGATATAACGCCTGTTACGAGCCATACGGCCCCAACACTAGGACAGACAAGGATTGTTCTGAGCGCGGCACAAACGCGAATCGCCCCAGGAACCTATAATTTCGGCGCACAAGCTGTCTTGGCTGATGGGACGGTAATCGAACAGACCGGTAAGTTCAAAGTTCTGGCAGATTACGCGGTAAGCACCAGTTAAGGAGGAATATGGAAACAATCAAAATCGAAGGCAAGCACTATGAAGTCACCGGATACGCCGAGGACGGCTTGCCAATCATCAAGGGAGAAGCCGTATCGACCCAGGACGGGTTCGATGAGGTCGGCAACCCTAAAGTAAGTGTAAATATAACAGTTCCCTCGGTTCCAATCGGGGTAACACCAGGAAAGATAGAATAATATGGCAGTAGTAACTAAAATTTATCCCAACTACCTCAACGATATGCTGACGGCAACGGCGGGGTGGACAACCCAGACGGTCAACTGCGCCCTTTTCAGCGCATCGACCTTCACTACCACCGACACCGCTTACACGACCAGCGGTACAGAGGTAGCTAACGCCAACGGCTACACGACCGGTGGTTTAGCGGTAGGCACAAGGACTCTAAGCACGGCAACCACGACTATCCAGCTCGCCAAGATAACCGGCGCGGCCGGCGGCGGTTCGGCTGGCACGACCACTTGGACAGCTACCGGAGCTGGTTTCTCAGCCGTAGCCGCCAAGCTCTACGTTGTCGCAGGACACCCAATCGCCCACATCGATTTCGGCGGAACTCAGACTGCATCAGGTGGCGGTACTTTCGTAATCACATGGGACGCAACCAACGGCGTATTTAACTTAGCCTCAAGTTAGTCTAGGAGGGGGACGATGTGTTCGACTCATCCTACTATGACAAGATATGGGGCACAGTTCACCGGCACGACTATTGTAAGACGCTAGCCGATAACCTGATTGCTAAATATAATCCACGATCCGTGCTTGATATCGGCACGGGTTGTGGCTATTTAGTCAAAATCTTAAGAGATAAAGGGGTAAAAGCTTATGGGTTGGAGATATCAGAGTATGCAGTTGCTAATTCGCACGGAAATATCTTGGTTGGAGATGTCCGTGACCTACCATTTTCCGATAAATCCTTTGACGTTGTCTGCTCGCAGGGGCTATGGGAATATATACCCGAATCAGATATAGCCAAAGCCTGGAGCGAATGCTTAAGGGTAGGCAAAAACCAGGAACATAATATTGATACTACTAACGACCAGTCAGACTGGAGTAAGGAGTTTGTGACTCATAAACCGGCTGAATGGTGGGCGGAAAAGCTGAGACAGCCCAAAGTCCTAGTTGCTTGTCCGAACCACATCGTCAAAGAGTATTCATTCCAGCGATGGATAGATAACGTCAAGAACTTAACCTTCCCGAACTACGACATCCTGGTAGTAGATAACTCTCCTAACGGCGAGCTGATTGAGAAATACGGCGACCAAGTGCCGATAATCAAACTGCCGACTGAGGGAATAGAGCACCTATCGGTAACACGCATGAACCGCTCAATGGAGTTGATTAGACAGAAGTTCTTAGAGGGCGGTTATGCACACTGGATGGACATTGAATCGGATGTCATCCCCGAATCAAGCGTTATAGAGAAGCTCATGAAGCTTAAAGTTGACTGGGCTTCTCACGCCTATCCCGCGAGAGAAGCCCAGTCAACTTTAAGCTTCATGAGCTTCTCTATAACGCTAAAAGTTGAC